GCCCGTGGTCACCGCGTCGGTTGACGCACTCCCCACGAGTGTCTCGAGCGTGATTCGGTAGGTGTCATCAGTGTCACCAGCCTTGAGGATGGTCGAGAACTGTAGCAGCAGATCCTTGCCGTTCACGTCCATGCTGGCTACGTCGACGATCTGATATATCACCGTGTCGCCTCCGGCTACTGCCGCGGTAACAAACTTGCCCGAATTCCCCAGCGGGGAAGATGAGCTGTATCCGGGTGTTCCAGACGAGACAGTCCACCCCCGACCGTTCGGTGAATCATCGAAGCTTGGGTTGACGAGCATCTGTCTATACGGCCGCAGATCGATCGCAACAGCGGGTGATTGGTAGGAATCGCGCGGATCACCGCTCGCGATATCTCGAGTGTTTTTCACTCTGATGGCTGCGGCACCCCAGGATACCGTGCCGAGCTGCGTGTAGTTCTGCTCTCCGGTAAGCCCGGTATCTATTGAGGTCCAGGAAGTATCAATGTCGATCTTGGCTTCGACCTCGTAGGTATTGTCAGACTCCAGGGCATCGGATGCATCATCTCCGCGCACGATCGTCGCGCTGTTACGATTGCGAATCGTCCAGGTTGCATCGACCTCGTTCTCATCACCCACGAGCACTGCCTTCTGTGCATCGATCTGCATGTCCGCCGGCGGGTATGCGAGTTTAGGTCTGCTTACGAGTGACAGTGCCAGCGTCCCTGCGTCTGCCTCTGCCAGATCATAGAGCCCAGTCGACGAGATCAGGCGAGATGTCACTGCCTCGTCACCCTGCATCTTGAAATCGCCAATCGCACGAAGCCCAGGACCGCTATCTGCGGAGATGAACCACACCCGCTCGTCTGCGGCGTGCGCGACAGGCACAGTGTCGAGTAGCCCCCGCCAGACGTTTTCGAGCGTGTATGTTCCGTCCATGTTGTCGGTGAACGATTCGTAGGCCATGAATTCAGAGCCGACGAGTAGCAGGTTGATTCCGCTGCTCCTGATCTCGGTCGCCGTCGCAGATTGCAATACGGCTGAGTCGGAGATGGTCTTGATGATGAGCCCCGTCGTGGTGTCGTACGGCTCATTCGTTCGTGAGTAGGCTGTATCTACTGCTGCGAACGGAGTGAACTCCATCAGATCCTTGTCGCGTCCGTACGTCGAGCCTGCATCGGTGCTTGATTCGGGACGAAAGACGATCTCGTTAGCGCTTGCTGGCGTGGCCCTATACCAGAGCTTCGAATCGTCCGGATCCTCCATTGTGTTGCCATAACCAACGGCCCTCTCTGCCAGCCACCTTGGGACCTCGTCCACCTCCCAGTCAGCGATCGCGATCGGACCCTGGATTGGATGCGGTGCCATGAATGGCGGATCTGCAAATGGCGATTTGGCGTTGTCGAACTTGTCGCGAATGCACTCGACGATGATGCGCCCGTCATCCAGCATGCCCAGGTCGTACCTGTAGACGCGAAGCACCATCTCAGTAATGCCGTAGTCATCCCACGACCACTTAAAAACGCTCCCTGGCTTCAGATCGATCGCGTCACGATTGCAAACTAGGCGAACCGTCGTCTGCGGCACCGATAGCACCCGAAGCTCTCTAGCTGCCAGGCGGTTCGCCAGCTCGGTCGTGCGAACCCCGGCGAAGCTGATCTCGGCTGTCTTCGTCTTCAGCTGCGAATTCCGATTGGCCATATCCTGAACAATGATCGACTTGTCTACGTACGCCTCGTCGCGATCGATGTACTTGATCCGGATCTGGTTGTGGGTCTCCTCCCAGGTGGTTGTTTTGTAGCTCTCGACGCGGATCACGTTGCTTTCATCGAAGAGGGTGAGAGCACCGATCGTGTAGTCCTCCCTCACGAGCTTGAGAGTAATCTTCTGCGTCTTGAAGTCTTCGTAGATGACTGCATCGATCTGCTTGACGATCTCGCCGATGAGCTGGCTGGCAGTGAGCGACCTCGAGGTGTTCAGCGTGATTCCGTGGTTCTCTCCATCGAGAGTGATCGCGGCTGATAGGAAGCTCGTCGCATCCACGCGAGCAGTCGGGAGTCCGAGCCTTCCCCACTCATTCACGAATATGTCGTAGAGCACCTCGGCGGGGTTCGCATCGGGGCCGAGTAAGCCACCTACGTTGGGATTGCCGAGGGCGCTCGGTAACACCTCTACCTCCATCGAGACTGCAGGGAGGTACGGCGATTCGCCGAACTCGAAATTGCTAAAGAGCGCGCACATGATCCCGCGATAGTTCGGCAGCGGAGCCCCAGCAGGAGAGACGTTAGAGAACAGCGCATCTGCAACCTGAGTAAATGATCCGGTGTAGTAGCGGATGCTGCCGCCCGTGATACCTCCGCCCTTGCCAGTGCCTCCCCACAGGTTGTAGAGGTCCGCGCCGGCGCTTCCGATTGCACCGTCAGTCGACACTCCGGTGCTGCGATCGATGACCTTCTTCTCCGCATACCAGACGTCATAGAATTTCCCAGGCCCCAGGCAGATCCCGAAAAGAAAATAACCGCTATAGCGAGTAGTGACGACCTTCGTCTCTGAGGTCCAGACCCCGTTGACTGTCTCGGTGATCGGGATCGCCTTTAGTACGCCATAGCCGAGGATATTGAGACCCCTGATCCGGTCCCTGCCGTAGACGAGTGGAATCGGCTGACCGTCGACGGACTGTGGCACCTGATCCTCGGTGAACTCCTTGCGTGCATCTGCCTGAGGCTTGTCCCGCATCAGATAGCTGATGAGGTAAAACGAGGCCCAGACTGCTAGGGTGATCCATCCCATGGTTAGACTCGGTTGATGCCAGAGCGATAAATGTCATTGGTCGGGATGAACGGAGCGCCACCGAAGTTGGCAGAGTTCGAGAACTTCGCATCGCATGTCTCGATCGTGTGATCACAGCCCTGATAGATCTCGACAGCATCGGCTGCAGCAAGCGTCCTGAAAGGCCATGCGATGGTCACGGTGGTCGTGGTCGATGCGACGATGAGCCGCCTCTCGCTGTCCGTAGATCTAACGATCTCTCCGCCTCGGTAGAGGTTCGCAGCACCGATCGTCGTGGTGATCGTGAGTGTCAAGCCATCGGCCGAAATCGAATCAATGTTCTTGCTCACCTTGTAGCTGGCCGCAGCGAGGCCACAGCGTCCGTCGTACAGTATGTGATTGCACTGGCGCTGATAGTTGACAGAGGGCACTGTGCTCTCTGCTGCCTCCTCGAGTATCGATGGCACTCGGATGGATGCCATGCGGCCCTCGACGGTCATCGACGTGACAGGGCCTCGCCAGTAGGTCGTGAAGTTCCCGGAGAATGGATGTATGCGGAAAAGTTTCAGCTCGAGCGATCGCGGAGCCACGTCGAACGCATAGTCCTGGATGAGATCCATCGATGCCGGCATCGTGAGTCGCAATGCGTTGCGGTTGGCATCTGCGCCATCCTCAATGGCCGCGCGGGTGATCGGAGAGGCCAGGTACAAATCTCCGTTGAACGAGTAATCGTAATCCCCGCTGCAATAAACGTAGACGGATCCAGACCCCTCGAATCGGTACAGCTCGATCGGTTCGGCATCGTGCGTGGTTTTTTCATCAGCACTAAACGTCATTGTTGCGTCGTCCTAATCGTTGCAGTGACCACCACCCGGCTGGAGAAGTGCTCAAACGTTACTTCGTCCGACCCGAACCGCGAGAGCTCAAGGAACGAGATCGATTCGATCGTGCTTGAGTCTGCATCTCCAGGCAGCGCTGGGCTGATCGTGAGTGTGATCGTTCCATCCATGTTGTCGACGGCGTTCGTCACGAGCCGATACAGAGTCCCGCCGAGGGTCTCTAGATGGATGCTCTTGTGCGCTGCGCTGTACCAGTATTCTCTGACGTAGTTCGGCGCATCAGTCACCAAGAACGTCGTGCCTCCAATAGATGGCTGCGTATCGATAACCAGATCCGGCCTCCAGGTTGAGACGTAGAACGGCTCACGCATCCCATGAGCGGCCGCTAAGAAGGCTCGCCACCACTGGCGTTCTGCAATAGAGTTCACGTGGTATTTGCGGACCGTGACGATGTCGCCGTAGGTCTGGAACTTCTCGACCTGGAAGGCGTTGATGCTGTCGAGCAGATCCATCCCGAGCAAGAATGTCTCGTTTACAGGTTCATCGTTCGCGTGCCGGCGGTCGAGGACATTGAGGCTGTTGTGGGTGGCAATCGCTGCCGCTCCATTGCCTCCGATCACCGGCTGCACCTTGAGATCTAGCGAAAGGCTGAAACGTGCAGCATTCGTGGGATACCGCTCAAACCCGGCTCCGTCCGGCATCTGTGCATCGATGACAGGGACGATCACAGAGCCTTGGGCATATGCCGATGTCGTGCCGACGGTGATCGTGATCTGTCCCGCGGCTACAGTGTTGACGATCCGCGTCTCGTAGATCAGGGCATCGGCGCTCTGGATGAGCACGGTGTCGCCAGAGGCGAGTTCGGAGTATGAGAAGTCGCCTGGGATGGTGGTGGCAGATGCCGAGATATCAGCCGAGGTCGTGATGGCGTCATGCCAGATCGGCAGCTCGAGGCTGTCGGCTAGATCTCTGACGAGCGCTGCCCGCCATTCACGGATCGTTGCCTCATCTGCGAGCAGAGTCGAGAACTGGTAGCTCTGGCGCGGGTTCGTGCGGAGTTTGATGCGTGCCTCAGTCCCATCGTATGCCTTGAGGACATCAGTTCGGTATTTCACGATCTGCGTCATGGGCTGCTCTGGTCGCAATCTGAACAGGTTCGCAGCCATAATCTACCTGGAGAGCAGTCGCCTCACGTGCTCCGGGTTGCGACCGATCGCATTGACGATGAGCCGCTCCCCCTCTGTGCCCTGAAGGGCCGCCGCGATTTCTCTCCTGTCTACGACGTTGACGATGCGCACCGCCAGAGGATCTGCGCTGCCACCCCCTGAGCCACCATTGCCTCCGTCCTGCCGACCCCGGCCTGGTGGGGTTACGTCGACCCGCTCACCCGGCGATGCGCGGAACGCCACGAGCTGAGTATCCGGCCCGCCCGATCCGCCGACATGGAACGATCCGCCGTGCTGGAACTTCATCAGACTGTCTCCGAGCCGCACAGCGCCACCTCCACCACCTCCCGAGAAGGCATCAATTGCCCAGAGGAGCGCCATCCTAGCCGCGAGCCTGGTCAGATCTGCCAGCACCGAGTCGACGAAGCCCTTAAAGTTGATCTCTCCGGTGGTCACGAAGCTCACTAGCGCGGCCTCTGCGCCGTGGAACGCGTTTACCAGGGTGTCTTCGATTTGCCCGCCTACGTCCCTGATCTCTTCCGCGATAAGACGCAGGCCACTGCTTAGCCCCTTGTCTGCATCAGCAAGCGCCTCTTTCACCTTGATGGCCTCGGCCTCCGTTGTTGAGAGTTTCTCCCTTTCCTGAATCAACCCTCGCAGCTCTTCTTGCTGATCTGACGAGAGCTTGACCCCCGCCCTGGTCAGCTGATTCTCGATCTCTTGCAGCTCACGGGTCTGCTCTCGGATGCCCTGGTCGACTTTGAGCAGTGCGATCTGCTCCTTCAGTTTATCGGTGACTGCTCCAAGAGGATCGAGCTGTGCCGAGAGGGCTTCTCGCTTTTGATTCAGGAGATCAACGGATTGCGCCTCGGTGATGATGCCCGCGTCTTGCGCCGAGTTGAGCAGAGTCTGTGCATCGAAGAGCTCTCGAGTTGCAGCAAGCAGCGGATTCATCGCATCTTCGAGGTTGCGGATCTCTTCGGCTAGCTTCCTTCGTGCATCACCGCCATCTTTCCCCGCTGCTGAATTCGCAGCCGCATCCCCGGCCTTGTCAAGATTTGCTTTGATCTTGTCGGATGTAGTTCCCTCGATACCGCCGAGGAAGCGTATTGTCGCATCAGCCGCCGCCTTGAATGACGATGAGAGTTCGTCCGAAAAGAATGCATTGTAGGCGTCTTCAACTTCTGCGGCTCTCTGCAGAGCGTCCCTTTTGGCGTCCGCAGCCAGACCTCCGCCGAAGTTCCCAAAGTCCACAAATTTGCTCTGGGCTGGGAACAGCTTCGTTTGCCCTGGGAGCAGCTCCTGAATCGCGGCGAGCCCGTCGGCGATCGTGTTGATGAAGTCCTCAATCTTCTGCGCGACGAACTGCACCGCCTTTGCAACCGCGAAGATGATCCCGTCGACGATGAGCAGGAACGTGTTTTTGATCGATAGTCCCATGAGCTTGAATGCGAGAACAATTTTGTCGATCACAGTCAAGATAAAGACCAGAAGGTTGCCAAAGCTATCGAAGATGGTCCCGAACACCTCACCGAGATCGTCGAAGATCAAACTGAAGGCGCCGCTTATCGTCCCCAGGGCCGCCCTCGCCGCACTGCCGAGCGAGCTAAACAGATCCCGAAGAGTGGCTGTGTTGCCTTCGACTAGCTTGATCTTGTTCGCGAAGTTCGTGACCAGTAGAACCACCGCCGCAACGGCTGCTGCTATGATCACGAAGGGGTTTGCGAGCAGTGCACTGTTGAATGCCAGCACAGCGGCCCTTGCTGTCCCTAGTGCGCGAACAAAGAGTGCTGCGCCCAGAATCTCAGCTACGGTGATCGCCACTCGCCCGAGAGTATCGATGTTGTCGGCTAAGAATAGGATCGCACCCGAGATCTTGTCAGCGATCCCTGTAGTCTGGTTCAGGTTGCCGACAAACTGGATGATATTGTTCCGCAGTACTGTAAACGCCTGGCCGATGGTCGGGACACTTTTCAGGAAGCGCTCGTCTAGTTCCTCTCGGGCGTTCTTGAATGCGCGCAACACCACATCGCCAGTGATCTTGCCTTCCGCTGCGAACGATTTGAGCTGCCCGAGTCCGACGCCGAGTTCCTTCGCGATCACCCTGGCCACCTCCGGGGTGCCCTCGAGCACAGAGTTCAGCTCCTCGCCTCGCAATGCACCAGCTCCGAGACCCTGCGCGAGCTGGA